CATATGAAACAGTGCTAGAACTTGCAACATTAATTTTACCAATTTCTGCAGCACTATCACGAAAAGAAATGTAAGTAGCACCGTTGGCATTGCCATCAGCAGAATATTGACAAACCATCATAGTGTTATCAGAATTAGCACTGCCATCGGTATCCCTCAAACGTAGACATGTTGCTCCAAATGCACCAGCTTTTGTTCCATTTACAGAGAATTTACTATCAGCACCTATACCAGTGCTATCAATCATCACAGAATCCTCAGAAGCATCTACAAAAAAGAGGGCTTCGTCAGCGTCACCTTCTACACGAAAGTCTACACTCTGCGAACTTTCATTAATTACCGTTTCATCACTTTGAATATCAATACGATTCTGAAGACTTCCATTTAACATTGTTTGAAAGATTAGTCT